TGTATCAACAATAGTCCATTCAAATTCTATTTTATATAAAGAACCAGTTACTAATGCTGTACTAAATCCTGCACCACTTGTAGCAAGATGAACATATCCAACCCCTAACTTTAATGCTCCCTCTGAATATTGTTCAGTATTTCCATAAGAATGAGTCCCACTTGCATCAATCCAATTTCCTTGACTTGTAAATGTTGTGCTTGAAAGTATTTCTGTATAATCTGTTGTACCATGCTCATTTAATATAATAGAATCAGCTTCAGTAGTCCCAGTTTCTGTCCTCGCATTACTTTCTACGGGGGTTCTACTTGATTCAGTTTCACTATCCAAAGCCCACCAACTAACTAAACTTGTCTTTTCTACAGATTTTAGTTGACTGTAGTTCTTACGCATTACAGAGTTGACTTCTTCTGCTGATAAGACTCTGCTATATGCAAATACATTGCATATGTCTGCATTAATAGCTCTTGGAGTACTGTAATCTTGGTTGCCTATATGTAAATTAGGAACATGGTTAGATAAACTTGTTCCTGTAGTATTGCTTGCAACTAAAACACCATCTTTATATAATTTATTACCTACTCCAGATTCATGCACACCTACAACATGATGCCAAGCTCCATCATTTACTGCACTTCCTGTATCGGATATAACACCTAATAAAACACCAAAATCTAATTTTCTACTACTATTTAATCTAATTAACCATCCGTCATTAACACCATCATTACTTTTTGATACTAATATTTCATTAGTAGCAGTTGCATCTGTTGTTTTAAACCAACAACCAACTGAAAAGCTCCCAGCAAATTGCAAAGTAGAATCATTACCGCAATCTATATAATCATCAGTACCATCAAATGAAGTAGAACCTTCACAAGGAAACTTGAGGGTATCTGACTTAGTTGATTTGAAGTCGAGGTATAGTTTAAGGTTGTCCTTAACGTAATTTAAGAGGGATGATCCCCCTTTAGCTAGACTACTGCCTAATCCAAGCATTAGTCTATCCTAAGTAAGCTACTACTGAACCACTAGCTAAAGTGAAAGCAGTCCAGCGACCAAATATTGTAACTCCTTGTGGGAAAGTATTTGAAGTGTCTATTGCATCTCCATTACCACTTGCAGTTCCAATATAGCTTGAGCTTTCTGGTGTTAAAGTAGTAAAAGTGCAATCTTCTAAAAATGTTATTGCTACTATCTTTTTATCTGAAATAGCTGTAGTACCATCTTCGAATAAACACCCAGCTTGTCCTAATCCAATATTATTTGATTCATTAACTGAGTATTTTCTGAGGTTTGCCATATTTTTTCTCCTGTGTTACGACACCTTACCGAGCTTGACTTGTCTCATGGGTATCTTGGTTTATCTCAGGGGGAGAATAAACTCCCCCTAAGATGATTAATTACCGCTAGGTAATTTATTCGTAATCCACTAAAGCGAATATTCGTCTTTCGCCATCTGCATCAGCATTTCTAACAGCACCACCATATACAGACTCGCAAGTTACGAGTGTGGATAGGTAAGAATGTCTGTAAGAAGCTTCCATTTTAGCTTCCTTAGAGAAAGCGTAATAGAGAGCAGATTCATGGATTGCATATCCGTAAACGATATCATTATCGTCAGTACCAGATGTTTCAAGGTCATCAACAGCCTTGATACCCTTAGTTGCATCAGCACTTACATCGGCTCCAGCAGAAGCTGAACCCATATAAGGTGACTGAGCGATCCAAACTGGCATCCCAAGAATAGCACCAGCATTACCAGTGCGACCAAAGTCAGCACCTAATGTTGCCTGAGTACCCTGAGAGTAGCTAGTAAGTGAGTTTAGACTGGCATACATGTCTGGAGACAATACCAAGTTCCAACCTTCTGTATCTCCAGTTTCACCAAGAACCAATCCCATAAGAGATGTTAGATTCGCTTGAGATAAAACTGAACCAGTTGTTTGAACATGCATTGACTCGTTAGCATCTGCACCAATAGCACCAGTAGCACTAGCTAGTAGTGACTGTATATTGTTTGCTACCTGATAGTGTAAGAAGTTATCAAACCCCCTAGCACAAGCATACGCTAATTGTTTTGCATAGATTTCCATCAAGTCATAATTAGACTGAACCTTTACAATATCTGGAACATATGCGGAAGCCACATTATACTCAGATACAGTTAGAGCAGTCTCATCACTTGTTGCACTACCAGATTGATCTACAGCAATCTCACTACCCTGAGTGAAAGCACTTAGAGCAGGTACCCCAATGTGTGGTAGATGAATCTTATCACCTTGATTTGCCACTTCAGGTGACAAGTCAATTCCGACATTCTTCATCATTATTTTTTGCTGGAAGGCTTCTAAAATAGCCTGTCCCCACACTTCAGGGATAAACTGATCTGCTATATTTCTAGCATGGGCACCAGTACCACCCGAATGGACATTTACATCAAATGGATCTGAAAAAGCCATATGAAGTTTCTCCTAAATTATCTTTTAAAATTATTCAGAATTGAACTCCAATTTTCCCGCCTTTCATCTCTTGACATTTTGTTTAAGCTGAGGTCTTTCCTAGAAACAACTCCAGCATTATCTTTTGGGTTGTTCTTTATTGTGGTTATTTCCTCAACAACATCTACAAGAGATTCAGTTGGTAAACTAGAGAACTTTTCTCTTTTATCTTCTGGCAGTCTTGATAAAGCATCTTGTCTAAGTTTAGCATCTTGCTTTTCAAATTGTTCTTTAACGACTTTAAGATCCTCGTTTTCTTTTGACAATACTGAATTTAATTCAGACAATTTACCTTGCTCTTCAAGCTCTGCCCTTTTCCTTTCCTCAATTACAGATTTCATTTCTTCAATCTGTTGCTCAAGCTCTTTTTTCTGAGTTATTACCTCATTAAGCCTTGAACGAGGAATGGTATCCTGTACATTATTTTCGACTTTAGTGTCTATTTCCTGTTTTACATCTGTTTCGATGACTTTTTCTTCTGACATTTTTACCTCTTCAGTGAGTTATAGAATGCAAGAATCATCCTTGCATTAAGATATACTATAATGTAAGTTATAGAATCAATCTAATGCAAGAAAAAAATTACGATTTTAAGAAAAAATGGTTTGAATATTTAAATTACAAACCACACAGTGGGCAATTAGCTTTACACTACCCTGATAAAGCAGATGCTAGATTCCATGTTATAGTATGTGGTAGAAGATTTGGAAAAACTTGGGCTAGTGCTATGGAGGCTACATATGTTGCATCTCAACCCAATAAAAGAATTTGGGTTGTTGGGATGTCTTATAAAAAGGCAAGATTAATTTTTAGAGAAATATGGCAGAGGATGGTTATTGGTCATGGAGATGATATTGACAAGGCATCAGAAAAAGATATGTATATTCGTTTTAAGTGGGGAACTACTGTAGAAGGAATGTCAGCGGACAATGCAGATTCATTAGTGGGCGAGGGTCTTGACCTACTTGTAATTGATGAAGTAGCAAAGATGAATAAAAAAATCTGGGATATGTATTTATCCCCCACTGTTGCTGGTAGAAAAGGAAAAGTAATCTTTATTACTACACCAGAGGGCAGAAATTGGATATATGATTTGTATAAATTAGGACAAACAGACGATGAGTGGGTAAGTTACACCTCACCATCGTGGAAAAATCAGCATGAATTTCCATTGGGGTTATATGATCCAGCAATAGTTGAGCGTAGAAGAAATATGTCTAAAGAGCTTTTTGGTCAAGAATTTGGTGCGGAATTTTCTGTGTTTGAGGGTAAGGTTTGGGATTTTAATAGAGAGTTAGATGTTGGAGATTTTCCATACGATCCGAATTTACCAACTTATTGTTCGATTGATTTTGGATACCGACAACCTGCTGTCCTATTTATACAGACAGAATTTGATGGTAGAGATGAGCATATTAGGATATTTGACTCAATTCTTCATAAGCAAAATATTAAAACTGAGGACTTAATTAAAATGATAAAGGTCAAGGGATACCCCATTTTATCATATTATGGCGATCCAGCAGGTGCTAATGTCCAAGGTCAAAGTGGGGCTGGAGACATGGAGATATTCAGAAGGAGTGGGATTAGGGTTCTATACACAAGAGATAGAATGAGTAGAAACATAGTCAATAGTGTGTCTCACACCAGAGGATTTTTTGAAAGTGCCGATGGAACAAGAAGAGTTCATGTGCATAAAAATTGTAAAGAGATTATAGAGGATTTTGAAGAATATAGGTATCCTGAGAGTCAGGATGGTAGACCAATAAGAGAAGAACCACTAAAAGATGGGTTCCATGATCATGGAAACGATGCTTTTAGATATTTTATAATAAATAGATTCCCAATAAAAAATAGAGAAATGAAAAGGATACAAAGATGATAGACAAAGTATTAAAAGATAAATTATTAGAAACAAAGCTAATGATGGCTCATTCGAGGAGAAAGGAAATACGAAAATATTTAGATTATTATTCTGGAACATCAACAGAAAGTTATATTAATACTTATTTTAATGCTGATGCTTTTACTGAAATTCCCCCAACAGTTAGTAATTTTACTCGAAAATTTATTAATAAGATAAGTAGAATATACACATTAGATGCAAAAAGAAATGTTGAGGACAAAAGATACGCAGAGCTTTGTAATACTAAAAATGTCCGCATGAAGCATTCTGAGAGAATGACTAGGTTGCTGGGGACTATTGCAAATCGAATATATTGGACAAAAGATGCTTTTGACTATAGACCTATATATTATTTTGAGGCATATTTTGGCGAAAATCCCTTCCAACCTGATTCTATCATATACCCACTTTTAAATAATGCATATGATTTATCTGATACAGAAAACCTGCAATGGGAGTATTGGGATTCTGAAATTTATGCTATTATGGATGAGGAGGGGAATATTTTAATGAAAAAGGAAAATCCCTATGAAATTATTCCCTTTGTTTTTACTCATAGAGAGGATCAAATAGATTCATTTTTTGTTGAGGGGGCATCTGATATTATAAATTGTAATGAGCAGGTAAATATCGCATTAACCGAAATGAACCTTGGAATGAGATTTAATATGTTTGGTCAACCTTGGGTTACTGGGCTAAATTCAGACCAAAGCCTAGTAAGAACAGGCTCTGATACTATTTTAGATATGGGTGATGAGGGGGCATATAATATTACTAGCCCCAAAGGTAACATTGGGGAAGCTATCGACAACATTAAATTTCAAATGGAGCTAGTTGCCCTAAATAATCATCTGTGGATTACTTGGGCAGAGTCTGGTGGGGAAGTCCCAAGTGGTATATCCCTTATGATAAAAGACCTTGATAGGAAAGAAGATTATTTCGATGATATTGCTTTATGGAGAATGTATGAACATGATTTTTACAAGGTAGAGAAAGCCATTGCTGGGTATAATGGAATCTCATTGCCTGAAGAATTTGGTGTGGATTTCGATGAGGTTGAATATCCAAAAACAATACAAGACCAAATAATGAAAGACCAATTTGATTTAGAAGAAAATTTAACAACTCGTGCTAGAATAATGGTTAGAGATAATAAGGATTTAACATTAAAACAAGCACAGAAAATTATAGATGAAAATGAGAGTGCCAATGAACAAAGAAACCAACAGTCAATTTTTACTCAATTCCGTCAAGGAGCTGGACAAAATCAATGATATTGAATTTGATTTAAAAGGTAAACTAGAAGAAGTAATGAAAGACCCAGTTAAATGGGCTGAGGAACAGGCAGAAAGAGCTATATCTGAAAATATTAATAAATATCTTGATGCAAAAAAATTAGGAAAGGATTTTTGGGATGGAATTAAAAGTAAAAGTTAATTTTGATTTTGGTAAACTAGCTAGGCAGATGCCAAAAATTATCGAACAGTATAAATCTGCATACGCTAAGGGTACAGAGGAAGGGTCAAAGGCGAGTATAGACCTAGGATTGAAACCCTCATTGGAGAACTCTACAAAAGATATTCGAAAAGCCGAGGGCATTTCAGGAGTTAAGCCACTAAAGGCAAGTGGAAATTTATACAACAGTATAAAATCTAATAGTAATGAATTAAAATTTCTTAAATACGGACAATATCATAGAGAGGGGTTTGTTCCCAAAAAAATACCAACAAAAGTTAAAAATAATAAATATTTCTTTGTTAATAATAACAAAAATATTTCAGTACCAGCTAGAGATTTTGTTAACATATTAGATAAAACCAGAAATACTATCAATAAAGACTTTAGAGACATGGTTAAAAAAGCTTTAAAAAAATAATAATTATTGTATTAAACGAAAGACTGGAAGTACATTATGCCAAATAAAAAGGATGGATTAGATGAAGCCGATAGAAGATTTCTTACTGAGATTGCTTCTGGATTGTCTTACGACACAAGAATTTTCGATCAAAGATTTAGACAAGAAATTAACAGACTTACAAGAAGTGGTCTTGATGAACAATCAGTTATTAGGGTTCTTGAGCAAGACTTTGTTTCCAATGGGAGAATCTTCGGGGAACTCCGAAACTCAATCAAACGAGGAGTTGTGGGAGGAATTAACCAAGCATTCCGCTCAACTGGAAAAATGGGGGAAAAGCTAAGATGGGTTGCTATATCTAAGAATATTTGTGATGATTGTCTTAGCGTTGCTGGTGAGATTGATACTTGGCAAGGATGGGAAAGCAGGGGATTGCCAGGATCTGGGTGGAGTATTTGTAAGGAGTATTGTTACTGTCAGTTAATCCCAGAAGATATTGAGATAGATGATAACCTTAAAATATGAAAAACTTTACATTCTTAAACTGCTTTTGTCTATTTTGTCATTGGACATGGCAGGTATTAGCCGTTGAGGCTGATAGAGAGCAAGAATGTCCTGAGTGTAAATCATTTGATACTAAAACATTTTTAAAGAACTTTAATCCCCAATGATTTTTCTTTTCTTTTTATTATTTCCTTCCATTCTTTACGCTGGGCAGGTGTCTGTCTCCCTCTTTTAGGTCTTTCAACTCCAACCGCTTTAGCCCTAGCTCTCCACTTCCTTGCCTCTCTTCTCTTCTTATTCTTCTTTAAATTCTTTTTTAATTCTTGTTTTTCTTCATACTGTGTCTTTACTGGTTCAGGTACCACTGGTCTTTGGGGTAATATCTCTACATCCTCTACAACCTCAGCATCTTCCATATCTGAATTTAAAAATTTTTCAAATGGACTTTGATAGTTATTTACTTCTACACGCTTAATCAGCTTACCTGAATGCTCTAAAACCAACCTACCAGCCTGAACATTACCAGCCTCAGCCTCTCTAACCATACTATTTAATACATTGGGCAACCTAGATCCAAATGTAACCATATACTTCTGGTAAAATACCTCTACAAAATTAGGATCTTTCATCCAACTATATATAGTAGACTTAGTAACCCCAACTTTATCAGCAACCTCTTGAATAGGTGTTTCAGGAGATGTAACTAGCATATCTATAGCTAAAGATTTTTCTGGTTTCCATTTACTAGGTAGTGTTACACTCATATAAATTCCTCTTTTCGAAGGCTTTTCCCTTCGTTTTCAAAGGGTTTTCCCTTTATTTATGGTATATTATACGGAATTTCCCTGTTCTATACAAGGGGATTTAGGGACTTTCTTTCAAAAATTTTTTTAGAAATACCTGTAAGTGTTTGTTATTAAATAATTTATGGGGAATGCTGATACACAGTACTAACAGGCGAAATATACCCCCCTACCCCCTAAAAGTCAAGAAAAAAATAAATAAATAATTGGAGCAAATTACCAAAAGTCAAGGAAAAAATAAAAAAAA